CCGGAGATCACGCGCCCGGATACTTCACCGACCATGGTGTTGTCATTACCGGTCGCGCTCTCGCCGGATCCCACGCCGATGTAGACGCAATTGTCGCTTCCCGTCATGTCGCGCATCGAACTCACGCCGACGGCAACATTGTCGCTCCCAGTCGTCAGGGATTGCCCGCAATTCCCGCCGATGGCCGTGTTGTAGAGACCGGATGTGAGCACCTTGAGCGCATCTTGCCCTACTCCAGTGCTGAAGTCGGTTGTGGTGGTGACGTTGCCTGCATCGAATCCGAGGAATGCGTTGTGCGTTCCATAGTCATGCATGAACCGGGTCGCGCCTACGTAGATCGATCCTGCGGTAGCCGAGGTGATCGGTAGCGTGAGATTGAGCGTCGCCTCTAGGCTGGTGAACTTCCCGGTCGAGGGCGTGGTCGCGCCAACGCTTGTTCCGTTGATGGTGCCGCTCGCGATCGATGAGGCGATCACCGATGGATTCGGATAGGTCCCTCCCAGCTGCCCACCGGCGGCCCCTGTGGGGGAGCCTCCGGTGGCACCAGGAGCGACGCCAGAGCCGAGCACCGGCGTCTCGACCGAGAACCCGCAGACAGCCAGCATCAGGAGGAGCAGGATTCGCATCGGTAGCCCTTTCACATCACGCCAAAGAGGGAGCCGGAGGCGCCGGGGGGAATAACAGAAGCGTCCCACGCAATCGAACCGGCGGGGATAGGGCCGACGATATCGGCCAAAGAGCAGCGCAGGGTGTAGGTCAGCTTGTTCGCAGATCCACTTGCCGCCGAAGCGGCGGGGAATCCAGTGAAGCCGATCAGGGCGGCGTTGGTATAGAGCCCCTGAGAGACGCCATTCAGGTACCACGTCAGCGTGCCGACGATGGGATCGAAGAGGATGCCGATCAGATCCAGCGTGGTGAATACTGCGCCATAGGCGACTGCACCGTTGTTATAGAGGATCTCGCCAGAGTTTTCGTAATAGCCCCAGGAGTAGCCATGAGCGATGACACCGGCGCCGAGGCCGGCGGTCACATCGACACCGATCTCGGCCAGCCCGACGACCGCAGCCTGCGGTGCTCCGGCATTGGCGGCGTACTTCACCTCGAAGAAGCGCTTCACATCGGAATACCCGACAGTTCCGCGGAGGGACTGGGCACTGCCGATGGCGACCGTCTTGTTCCCGTTCGAGAACGAGGCGCTCGCTCCTGCGTGTGCTGGATCCCAAGTGCATGCAGTCATATTACATCAGTCCAAAGAAAGCGCCGGAAGCGCCGGGAGGGATGGCAGGAGTATCCCAGGCGAGAGCCCCGGCTGGAATGGCATAGGAGAAAGGGCTGGCGCCAAAATTCGCGAGGGTCTCCTGACCAGTAGCGATGCCGCCACAAATCGGGAACAGCGTTCCAGCTACTCCGGAAACTGATCCAAGCGATCCCGTAATGTCAAAGATCTCGAAGTTCCCAGCGGTGCCATCGTACAGAAATCCGTACCAGCCACCGATATAGATGACGGTCGGGAATACGGTCGGCGCAGCGTTATGGAATAGGGTTCCGTTTCCGGCGGTCTGATTGGCGAAGAGGGCCCACGATTCAACGTCCTGCCCGAGAGTGGTGGTGAGAGACGCGATGGCGCTAGCGAGCCCAACACTGGTGTATGCACCGAACGGATCACACGATGCCTGCGCCTCGAAATACCAGCGTCCCGCTCCGCGCGAGAGGGTGGCCCGCACATTGGCGTGGGCGATGGCGGTAGCGTCCAAGTTCCCCACCGCCAGCGTGACGCCAGCAGCTTTGTCGGCAGGATTCCAGGTGACCGCTGCCATGTTAGGCCGCCGGAGTGAAGGCGATGATGTCCCACTTGGCATCGACCGCGTTGTAATAGAACCCGATGTAGTCCGTCTTGCCGACCGCGGTCGAGAGCGTGATGCTCGGGACCGTCGCGGTGTATCTGACGTTTGCGTTGAAGGCCAAGGTATAGCTCCCTGCTCCGCCCTGGGTCACGGCGAGGATCAGCGTGTTCCCGTCGGCGGGAGCCGAGAACGCGGCCATCGTGCTCGATGCGGTGAGAGTCGTCTTGAATCGAGCCCCGGCCGAGGCATCGAGTGTGATCGTTCCCGATCCCGCCAGCGTGATCATCTGCGCGAGCTTTGCCGGTTGAACGGCTCCGGTGGCGATCTTGACCGGAGTGACCGCTCCGTCAGCGAGCAGCGCCGTGATGATCGCCAGCAGTGCGATCTTCGCACTGGAGATCGAGGCGTCTTCGATCAATTGTCCCGGAATGTGAGTCGTACTCATGCGCGCCTCACGAGTTCGATGTGCGTGTAGACTTCAGCCACGGCTGCTGCGACCGGGAGCCCGGTGCCGACGACGTTGGTCTCCACGCCGCCGCCGCCCGCGACGCCGTTCGCCGCGAAGTGCCAGATTTCCAGGGTCTTGCCCGCGGCGATCGTGAACCGCCCAGAGAGGAAGGCTTCCGTCTGTCCATCCGCGGAAGGGACGTACGCCGATTCACCGGCGAGGACCAGGAGATTGTCGGTCGCATTGTAGAGCACGAGCTTGTGCCGGTTGCCCTTGTAGGCCGGAGCACGGCCGGCGATGTCGTAGGTTCCAGCGGCGAGCACGAAGCTGTTCGCGCCCAGAGCGCAATCGCCGTTCGTATCGAGGACTTCAGTATTCAGCTCGCGCTTGACCCAGGTCAGCGAAGTCAGGCCCTGGGCTGGGGTTCCATTCGCTTTCTGGTCTTCGAGGATGATCATCCCCAGCCCGGCGCCATTCGCCGCCGCGATGATCCGACCGTCGACCCCGACTTGGATGGTCGGGTTCGTGTAGGTTGCCGCCGCGACGCCGGTCACGGCGAGCTGGTCGGTATCCACCTTGTCGAACTTGACCACGTTCCCATTGCGGAGCAGCACGGTGTCTTCAGCGGCGGCGATGTCGGCTTCGACGCCGATCGAGTTCGCCGCCCGGCCAATGACCGAGCAGGCCGCCCCGTTGCGGAGCTTGGCGTCCGTCACCGCGCCGTTTGCTAGTTTCGGGGTCGTTACTGACCCATCAGCCAGCGCCGGGAAGAAGACCTTCGGGTACTGCTGGACCTGGACCGCGGCGACCCCGACGGGGATCGGGCTGGAGAAGGTGATGGTCGTGCCCGAGATCGAATAGGTGGCCTGCTGCTGCACTGTGCCGTCGAAGGCGACGTTCGTGTTCAGGATCGACTGGGGATTGGCTGAGAGGGTCAACGCGGTGGTCACGCCCGGGGTGTAGTCGACCCCAGACAGGAAGCGGTCCACGGTGGGCAGGACGGTGTTGTTGACCGCGGCGACGGTGGCCTGGGGCCAGTTCGTGATGAAGGTGCCGCCCAGGTCCCAGCCCAGGAGATCGGTGGCGATCGGCGGCGGGAGGACGGTCGAGGCCGACGAGCCCGGCGGGAGGGTGAGCGTGCGCGATAGAATCGTTCGCACCGCTTGAATCATCATCGTCAGGAGGTCGACGGCGTTCTCGACCACCTTTGCCAGGTAGGGCTGCTGATCCTGCAAGACGCTGAGCTGGACCTCGGCGGGGTCCCGGGCGATGTTGATCGTGCCCAGGTTCGCCAGGGCGCTCACCAGGACCACATCGCCGCCGGTGTAGGATAGGACGCCGGTGACGGTGTAATCGACGTTCAGGGTCAGAGTCGTCACGACCCCGCCGACGATCGTGGTCACGACCAGATCGGCCGCCTGGAAGATCCGCTGCGTGTACGGGAAGGCTGTCTGAACGCCGTTCCCGGTGTAGGTCCACTCGTTCGTCTGATTCGGGACGGTCATGGATTATCTCGAACGTAGGTCGAATGAGGGGGAAAACAAGGTCAGGGATGCCGTTTCGGGGGCGGGCCATAGATCGCCGGCAGCGGATTCACGCTGCCGTGCTCGATATCGTACATGATCCCGTCGATGATTCGCTGCAATTGATTCGAGGGCAGTCCCCAGAACAGGCCGGTCGCAGACAATGCGGCCCGTTCGAGCCCATGGTCGGCCTTTCCCTGTCCGACCTGCTTGATCAGATCCGACAGGACCGAGAACGCGCGCATGCCCGATGGGCCCTTGTAGTCGAATCCAGCCAGGGCTCCCGACAGCTCACGCCCGAGGATCACGGTGTTCAGCAGGTAGCCCAGGTTCGCTGCCCCCAGGTGCTCTGCCCAATACTTCGCGGACCCATTGTTCTCGGGGGATTTGCGAACTGTCTCCTGGAACACGGACATAGCGACCGCGGGCAGGCTGACCAGCATCCAGAACGATCCCGCCAAGCGGGCGATGCTGGACGGATCCTTGAAGGTCGCGTTCGTGATCCCGGGCCGAAGCATGTTGTAGGTCGAACTGAAGAAGCTCCCGAACTGCATCAGGGTCTTCACGAACTCGTTCGCCCGCTGGGCGCCGGCCAGATCCTTCATCATGCCGGATCCCTGCGTCTCCAGAACCGCCTGATCTGCAAGCGCCACGCACTTGGCGGCGTCGCCGGGGAAGTCCTTCACCGCGAGTTCGTGAGCAGCGACCCAGGTCGGCACGTCGACCAGCCACTGCATCTTGTTCATCATCCAGTAGGCATGCTGCCGAACCCAGTCGGGCGTACCCTTCAGCACGTCCAGGGATTCGATCGCTTCGGGAACGCGGGCGGCGTCTCGATTCCGCATCATCTCGGACATCGACTTGACCATGGCCGACGAGGATTCGACGGATGCGGCGTTCGCCATCACCTGGAGCTGGGCTCTGAGATAGTTCGCCGCACCGACCCGTTCCATCGACTGGGACATCCCGAACAGCTGCGACGAGCCGGACATGGCGTTGAAGCCCATCACGGCCATGCCGGATCTGATTCGCAGCCAGCGAATGATCGACTCGGCCAGATTCTGCGGCCCTTGTGGCCCACGGTTCACGGCCTGGATCGTATCGCGTAGGACCTTGTAGGCGTCCATGCCATAGCGGCCGATCATCATCTCCTTGAAGCTGGCATCGTTCAGGATCTTGTTCGCGTCGGCGGCGTATTCGGCGTGACTGATGAAGTGCGCCGTCGCATCGAGGTGCCGGAAGATCGCCCGGGAATCGAACAGGAGCGGGCGGCCCGTGGTCTCGACCGTGTGCTTCGTGAATCCAGCCCAGGGAGTCGATCGGTTGCGCGCAGGCGCGGCCTTCAGCGAGATATCGAGATACCGCGCCGATGCTTCAGGATCGTAGACGAGCGGGAAATAGTGCCCATCCATGGTGCCGAACGCCGTCTCGATCGGCAGCTCGTCCCGCTTCTCAGGGGGCAATCCGGTCAGGCGCTCGGTCACGCCTTTCAGCGCGGGCCAGTGGCTGTTGATCAGATTCGCCACGCCCTTCGCGAAGGTGATGTCCGACTTGTCGAGGGTCTTGATGACGGCCTCGATCTGCTCCTTGGTGACGGTATGCCCGTTGATCCCAGCAGTCAGGACTCGTTCCCGGTTCTTCGTCGATCCCCAGTTCAGGAACACCATGATCTTGGTTTCGAGGCTCATGGGGCCGCCGAGGGCCGGTATGAACTCCGAGCTGTGTAGCTTCCCGCCCTTGCCCCACTCCGCCACGAGTCGCTGCATCTCGGTCGAGTTCTGGATTTTCAGCGTCAGTTCGTGATCCCCAGCGGCGTTAACTGGCCGCACGAGGTAATCGAATCCGACGCCGCCCTCCTTCTCGCCATCCATTTCCCGGACGACGAACGACATCTTCCGATGGAAGGCATCGAACTTGGCGAGCGCGTACTTCCCGGTCTTGTCCCAGAGGCTGGCCGACCAGGGCCGGAGCTTGACTGGCTTGGCGTGGATATTCCCGCTGGCAACTAGGGGCTCGGACACATCAGCCAGCTTCTGCTGCTCGCCGCGGATTCGGATCGAGGACGCTTCCCGGGCCTGGTGCATGATCGACTTCGCTTCCCGATAGAAGCTATCGACCTGACCAGAAGTCAGACGATCCCGAACCGCGCGATTCGTCCAGAAGCCATGCAGTTCGTCCATGGCGCTAAGATAGGTCGGACCAGCGATCATCTCGCCGCCGGTCGCCTTGGCGGTATCCGCGGCTTCGGGCTGATTCCAGAAGGTCTCAGGGTACAGCTCACCGTCCGCGAGCCTGACGCGCCAGCTTTCGCCGCCGGCCTTCCCCAGCATCTCGCGCGTGGACGTGCGCCCCGCATCGTCCATCAATCCAGCCGTCTTCGTGATCGTCTTCCGGGCTTCGAGCGCCGCCTTGTAGAGATGGAAGTTCAGTTCAGCTTTCTGGGCAGCCATGAAGGCCCCCGAGAAGTCCTCCTTTAAGAAGGCTTTCTGCGCATCGATGTTGCCCCGGCGCTGACCGAGCAGGTATCGATTCGGTTTCACATCCCGATGGCCCATGCCCCCGATGATCGTCTCCGCGAGCTGCTTGATCTGCTTCGTGGATTCCGCCCGACGCTTGGCCTTGAACGCCAGGGCAGCGGAACGCAGATTCAGGAGATCCGCCGCTGCCTGGTTCTCATGCACGGCGTCCAGCGCCCGCTCGATCATCTGGTCAGGAGTCAGCTCTGGATTCTCCGCTTTGATCAGATCATCAGCCAACTGCTTGATGGCCTGCTTCCGATCAACCCGCTTCGAGAGGGCCTGGAACAGATCGGATCCGTCCTTGAAATGCTGGTAGCCCAGCACGGTATTCACGGCGTCGGCCGCCGCTTTCAGACTGAGCCCGCCCTCCTCAGTGGTTCCGCGCGGGAGATCCTTCCAGGCGGTCTCTCCGAACGAATCGGTGATGTCCTTCCGATCGAGCTTGGGCTTCTCGGTCAGGGTCTTGCCATCAGCGCCGATCCCCTTGACGAAGAAGTCTTCCGCCCGGCTCTCCGGCTTGGCGTTGATGATATCGGTTGCGCGAGCGGTAGCCGATGCGCGTTCCCGAGCGTAGACCCGGCTATTCTCATGCCGGATCGCCCGCATCGCTTCTCGGAACACCGAAGCGTAGAGCGTGTCCTTCTCCTGCTGATTCAGCTTCAGGTAGCGTTCCCATTCCTTGGCCCCTAGACCGAAGTCGGCTTCGTCCTTGAAGAAGGTGCTGGTCTGTCCCAGATCCTCCTTCGCGCGCGCGATAGCTTCGTCAGTCGCCAAGGTGCGATCGAATACTGAAGTGACTTCAGGAGTCAGCGCGACCAGTCCCTTCATGCCCCGGTAGACATTCTTGAGCCAGATCGCAAACCGCTGGAACGTGGAGGCAAGTTCCGGCGACGGCGACTTGCCTTCCATGAGATAGGTCTCGAATGCCCGAGCAAACTTCTCGTGCTGCTCCTTGCCGACTTCGGCCCAGGACTTCACGCCCAAGAAGTCGAGCACGGTCTTGAAGTCCGTTCGGAATGATTCAGGAGCGAGCGGATCCTGCGCATCCTTGTTCATCAGTTCCAGGAACGAGTGCCCCATCTCATGGAGCACCGTCGAGAGATTCTGGTGCTCAGTCAGGACGATGACTTTCCGAACCGGATCATAGTACCCGCGCGGCGTCTTCTTGCCTGGCTGCTTCAGAGGCTCTGTCGGGGGCTTCGGTTCGCCTTCCGGCAGGACCTTGGCCCCGGTGATCGGCGTCGGAGTCTCTGGCTCCTTCGCGCCGCGGCGCTTGACGAATCCACCACCGGCCAGCTCTTGCTCAGGGCTTGGCTGGGCCAGCGCCACGTCTGCTGGCTCCTTCAGAGCCTCGGGTAGATTCCTGGGCCCGAAGACCCCGAGGATATTTTTCTGGTACTCTGCGAACGGAACCTGCTCGGGGGCTCCGCGCGCGGCCGCGCCGACGTTCCAACGGATCGCCCGGACATTGAACCGAGCAGCCATGATCCGGGCATCGTCCCGGGCTTCCTGGATCGGACGCCCGGCGTCGAGTACCTTGGCGAGGAAGTCCTGATAGATCGGATCAGTCTCCGTGACCCGCCCGGCTTCCTCTGCGATGTCCTCCTTCAGCTTCTTCAGGCCAGCTTCGATTTCACCGGGAGCGGTCTTGTAGAACTCCAACGCCTCGGCACCACTGGTCGCTTCAGGGGCCTTGCGTGACGCCTGGAGGATCGAAGTGATCCCCTTCTCCTCTTTCATGCCCGCGAGGCCCATGACCAGATCAGCCGTCTTGACCTGCATCGACGAGCCCGCGGACTTGGCGACTCGCCACTGCTCCTCGACATTCATCGCCGCGGCGAGTTCATCGCCGGTCATCCCGGCATCCTTGGCGATACCTTCCCAGTCATCCGACTGGAAGTGCCGTTCCGAGTTCGTCTCTCCGAGCTGCTTCTCCAGCAGATCCTTCGCCCGCTGACCGCTGCGCTGATTCAACTTCGAGGCCTGAGCCAGCTCGACCAGGGTGCCCAAGGAGTCGGCATCGAGCAGAGCCGCGCGCGCGGCGATCTGCTGGCGGCCCATCTGGGCATGGATCATCCCAGGAAGATGGAACGCCCCGGCCAAGACCCCGCCCGCGAAGCCTGATTGCATCAGGCGAGGGATCAGATTCGCGGACTTCAGGGCATCAGGATCGACGCCAGCAGTGACTTCATGGATCGCGTTCGCCAGCTCGGTGGCAGCCATGATCCCGCCCTGGGATCCGACATGCGCCGCGAGCCGACTAGCCGCCCCGAGCCACGGCGTCGAGGCAATCGCTTCTTCGCCTTGGAGCAGGGCCGCCGGGATACCGAGACGGGAACCTGCTGCCGCCGGGACGAAGGTGTTGATCAGACCATTGATGACTCCGAACTGGAGTCCTTCGTCCTGGCCGGTGGTGATCCCACTACGGATGCCGATCGGAGCGTAGACCGCCGCCGTTCGGAAGGCATCGGCCAGGTACTCGCTCTGGGCCACGGCCGGCAGGCGGGTCGCCAGCGCCTTGGCGACGGTCAGCGACTTCACCAGATCCGTGACACCAGCGACTTCGCCGCCAAACAGATACAACGGCGCGTCACCGATCAGCGAGCCGATCATTCGACTTGCGCCGCCGATCACGCCTGGCTGGCTGGCCGACTGGGCAGCGAGCTGGGACTCGAACAACCGACGAGCGTCGAGCGCCGCCCCGGCCCCGCGGGGCTCTCCGAAGATCGATTCGACGGCCGAGAACGTGGACGCGATCGACGACGCCGCGCCGGCTTCGATGTTCGGGAACCAGGAACTGCGCTGAAGATGTTCAGCCAGCCGCTCGTTCAGAACGTCGGTCACATGCTGATCGGCTTCGTCGCGCTGGAACTTCTCCCGCAGCGAATCGATCGACTTGTAGACCGTCGGCTCGCTACCGTCTTCCCGAAGCGGTCCCCGGATCGTGCCATCCGGCTTGAACATATAGCCGTCAGGCAGGATCCCGGTCGGATCGTGGGGCTTCCCATCCATCCGCTTAGTCACGTTGTCCATCATCCGCAGGACTGGCAGATCGTCGTGCGATAGCGCAGCGTTCTCGGGAACCGTCAGCCAGGTCGCCATCTCGGGATGATGGTCCAGGAGCTTCTGGTAATCGGCGTCCTGGAGCTGGACGCGTTGATTCAGGTAGTCGTAACTCTGCTCGACCACATCCGCCGACAAGTTCAACTTGTCTGCGAGCGCGACGACTTTCGACTTATGCTCTGGCTTGGACTCGACAGCAGCCGACAAGCTCGACGCGAGCAGGGCCTTCTGCGCGCCGACGAACTGATCCGCGACCTCAGCCGTCCGCTTGGTGTGATAAGCGACATCCTCGTCTTCAGCCGTCGGGGCGGCCGGAGGATTCGCAGCCTGTTGTTCGAGTCGAGTCGAGAGACCAGCGGCGAACTGGTCGGCTTCTGCCTCCTGGTCAGGGTTGGGCATTGGCACGTTCCTGGACCTGGATGTTGTACTCCTCGACGATCCGGCTCGGATCGTATTTCACTCCCTTGTCTTGGAAGGTCTTCTCCATCGCGGTTCTGATGTGGATCGGGATATCCTGAATCCGGTAGGCCCGCTTCGCCGCGCCTGGGGCGAGATACGCTGGAGCCGTGCGCATGACGACAGCTTTCCCTTCGGGGGTGCCATAGGCTTTGAACTCGTCCCAGAAGGTCGTTGCGGGGGCCTGCCAGGATACCTGAGCGAACAGCTTGTTCGCATGCGCCTGGATCTCTTCTTCGTTCAGCTCGCGCTTCTTGATTACCGCATCGGCATTCACCGAACGGTTGAGCTGATCCATGAAGGCATTCCGCTTGGCCGCCATCGCGGTGTAATTCGCGCCGCCCGGGGCATCGGACGTTCCCGGGGCTCCCTGGGGGAGCGTCAGGCTGTTCTCCTGGAAGATTCTGGAAGCGATCTGAGTAGCGACCATGCCCTGGGATAGCCGCTGATCTCGCTTCTCGACCTGCCCGCGAACATGGGCGATCTCGTTCAGGAATGCCGCGCGATCCGCCTTGTTGAGCTTGGAATCGTACTCCTGGGGAATGAGCTGCGCGAACTGATCCCATTGCGAAGGCTCGGCCGCCATCGTCCGCAACATGAGCTTCGTGCTCTCGTCACTGACGATCAGCCCGCCTTCACGCGCATTCTTCTGATTTGCCAAAGCCGCCTTCAGGTTCTTCGGATCGAGCTTGCCGAGCACATCGGCCGAGATGTCGAAGTTGCTGTTCGGAGCGCGAAGCTGGTCATCGGCCTGCTGCATCAGCTCGGCCTGCTCCTGATGCTTCGCGGCGGCTTCCAGCGTGTAGTGCTGGCGCAGGCGCTCCTTCGTCTGGTCGTAGGTCGGGGTATCCTTGATGTTCCGAGCTTCGAGCCGCGCGAGGGCGTCAGCCAGTGTCGGCTCCGGCCGCTCCTGGACTCCGAGGATTCCAGCCGGATCAGGGACCGCTGGCTTCTCGTATTCGGTGCGCTGCTCTGCGAGGATCGAATCGTTGATCGCACGCGATTCGTCCTTGGTCTCCCCGGACTTCAGCATACGGGCAGCCTGGATCGCATCCCGCCCGATCAGATCGCTGGCATGCTCCTGGTACCAGGCTTTGGCGTCCTGGGTCTGATCATTCGCCATCAGCTCGCTCATCACCTGCATATGGATCGCGCTGGTGTTCGCCTGTACCTGCTGTTGGACCGCTTCGGCGGGCAGTCCATTGCGAGCTGCTGAATCTCGGATCGCCGCATTCGAGATGCTGATGTTGTCTTCAACCCGGTGTGCCCAGGCGCTGGATTCATCACCAGGGAGATCCCCGATCCGAGCATGCTGCACCGCGGCATCGTGCTGATTCTGGATCAGAGTCGAAGTCTGCTGATCCGCATACTCGCGGTTCTGCTTTGCTTCGTAGCCATAGAGCTGGTGCTTGACCTGGAAGTAGTGTTCCCGCTGCATGCGGTCGAACGCGCTCTGCTGGCGGGGGTCGAGGCCCGACCGGACCTTCGAGACCGTGGCGTCGTAGTCGGTCAGGGTCTTGTCGACTTCAGGAGCGGTGTCCGCGCCCAAGTTCTTGTTCAGGATCCCGGTGTCGGGGTGATAGAGATTCTTGAGCGTCCAGTCAGACATCTTGTTGTAGGCGGCCATCACGGCCACGTTGTCCTGCCGGGCTTCCTCGTCCCGGTAGAGCTTGCTCTCGACTTCACCGATGTTGCGGATCGACCGGCCGATCCCGGCGCCATAGGCCGTCGGCGTCGCATCCATTCCGAGCCCAGCGGTGGGCTGGACCTGGACCTGTTCACCCGGGAGTTCCGAAGGGAATGCTGGCATGGCTAGGGGTTCTGGCTTCCGCGGCCCTGGTACGCACGATCCGATTGCAGTTCGAGCTGCGCTCCGGTGTCGAGCAGCGTGCTGATCGCGTTGGCGTCCCCCTCACGACGAGCGAACTCGCCGCGCTGTTCCTGCTCGGCCGCGGCAGACTGATATCCGAACGCCGAGCGGCGAGCGTTGATCCCGATCATCAGCTTGTCCATCTCGGACAGCGAGGCTTCGGTATCCATGACCGCCCGGCTGGTGCCGGCGCCTACCACGACGCCTTGGCCGGCGAAGTTCGAGGCGATCTCTCCCTGGGCGAGCCGGCTCTTGAGATCCCGAACGTTCTCCCCCTGGCGCCCGGCTTCGAGGGCCTGAGCCGCCTGAATCCGGGCGAGGCTGGCGTTGTACCGGGCGACCGCCTGGTTGTAGCGGCCCGACTTGTAGTGCCCGTAGGCCGAGAGGATCCCGCCCGCGGCGGTGATGTACGGCGAGGCGTTGAATACGCCTCCGCTCGATGATTGGATCGGGGCTCCTTCGCCGCCCCCAGCGCCTGCATCCATCATGTCAGTTTCCTACCTGAACGGTGTTCACCAGGGCGCTGATACCCATCGGGAGCGGATCGGATTGGCGGATCGCCAACTGTCCGGTCGTCTGCCAGGAACCTTGCACCGGAATCCGCTTGGGGCCAGTCAGAAGGAACGTCGGATCCGACCAAGGCTCGTTCGCCCGCTGGACCAAGGGTTGCAGGTGCTCGAAGTCCTGGCCGTAGAATCCACCTCGGGTGTCGTAGAAGATCGCGGTCAGCTCGATGACTGAGACCTTCTTGTTCGAGATCGTCTCGCCCTGCGAGTTCTCGATCGGCAGCGTTTCGAGATCGGCTTGGATCGGGAGCCCGACTGTCAACACTACATAGTTCAGTGCGGTAGTAAACGCCCCGGCGACGACCGTCGTCTCCGGGATTACGGAGCCGTCCCCGAGGCCGCCAATGGTCCGGCCTTCAAGATGATCGATCCCAGAGAACTGATGGACGCCCTTGCCCCAGGTCGTGAGCGCGAGGGCCTGCGCCCAGGTAGGCACGATCTTGCCCGACTGCACAGTGACGACGGTCGGGCTGGTATAGCCGGTGATCGCGAGTCGAACCGAATCGAGCACGACACCATCGACGATTCGCTGCAAGACGATCATGTTCCCGACATCGCCGGCCGAGAAGAAGTTTACACTACTGGTTAGCGTGAGGTTGTCAGCAGGCGTCCAGCCTCCGCCGGTGGTGAGCGTCATCGTCGTCGGCCCGGTGTTCCGGCCGTCATAGGTCAGAGCCGAATCGGTGAATATCGCATCGAGCGTGATGTCATTGAACTCCCGCTTGGCAAAGTGCTCGATATACCGCTTCGTGGTGCCGTTGATGGTCCGCTTCACGCACAGGTAGACGACATCCTGCTCGCCTTCAGGAACCACGACCACGTTCTCGATCTTGTCCCCGTCGCCGGTCAGGTGCCGATGCCAGCCCCAGATTTCCTGCTCCGGGATGTAGGTCAGCCCGAGCAAAACGCCGGTATCGAGCACGACCCACAAGATCGAATTATGGATCTGCTGCCAGTCCATGTCGACGATGTTCGACTTCGCGAATAGCGCGGGAGCGAAGATCGTCAGGTCTTTCCCGTTGTAGCTCGTCGTCTGGATCGAGAACCGGAGATCCCGAATGATCGTCCCGCGCGCCTGCACGAACAGATCGGTCGAGCCGATGACCGCGGGCTGGATGAACTCAGAACCGGCCGATCCCTGCTGCGCCAAGCTGATTGCCGTCGGCGTGATTTGCCCGGCCTGATTCCCATTCGCGACATACTCACCGCCGCTGGTGTGGATGATCAGCTTCCCGTTGTCGACCAGCGCGCGAACTTCCTGCACCTGGCGGCCAGCGATGGTGAACTGGACCGCATCATTCTCCTGCACGGGAGTCGACACGCTGAAGTCAGCGGTGGCCCCCACGCGCGAGAACTCGACGGTCTGGGGCTGATTGATGGTGTTCGCGAATCCGAGCCGCTGCTGATAGTAGCCGACGACGCCTGGATAATCATTCACCGACCCAAATAGCGGGAGCTGAACCGGGGGCTGGATGTTGGAATCCGGTAGGATGTTCGGATCGCTGAAGGTGAGCAACGGAGTCGAACCGACGAACGAATAGATCCCGGCGATCTTCCGATAGATGTTGTACTTGCTCGCATCAGTGACGGCGTTCCAGGAAATCACATTCGGATTCGCATCCGTTGGAGTATTTCCGAGTCCCGTCGCAGAAGCACTGGCAAGGGATTCCGCGCCGTTGATGGAGCTGACCGCCGTCACCACATAGTCGAATAGGATCGTCCCGGTCGGGACATCCTGGAGCTTCCGCAGCGGCACGGCTGGCTGAATCCCGGTATCGGTAAAGGTCAGCACTCCGGTCTTGATGACGGCGACGATGTAGAATATCCCGACGAGATTTTTCTTGTAGACAGCATATCCGTCCACTGCGGCCACGTTCCCCCAAGTGACCACCACCGGGAATGCAGCCGTCGCAGCACCGACGGTGGCCGTCATCACCGCGGAGGGGGCGCCTTCTGCCGCCGGTCCTACGGTCCAAGCGGTCACTACATATTGACTCTTGGCTCCTGCCCCATCCCCACCGACCGCTGTCCCAACGGCAGGCGCAACTGGAGATGGAGATGGCCCGACACCGATGACCAGCGTGACGCCGGTCGGCGCGTCGATGCCAGTGCTGTTCACGAACTGCCCGAATTGCCACACGGTGTCCGAGAATCGCTTCAGCACGCCGGGGTAGAATAGCTGGTTCACCACGGTCATGATGTCATTCTGCTGAACGTATTGCATGTCCGCGAGCGCCGCTTGCGGGATGTACGTCGGGATCTCCAGGAGATCCCCGGCCTGCGGATACCACTGCGTCGGACTGATGTCAGGCTGGTTGAACTGGTTCGCGTTCGTACGCGACCAGTACGTCACGCCGAGATAGGTGACGAGGGCCCCCTGGGAATAGATGGTCGCGAAGCCCCAGGCCGGCTGACCTGAGATATCGATCCGAGCGCCGCGTTTCCAGGGCCTGATGTAGCTGTCTCCGAACTCCAGCATGTACGAGACGGTCGCATTGAAGATGAACGGGATTTCCCGAATCTTCTGCGTGCTGTCTTTCACTTCTCCGTCGAATACCGATCCCGAACGATTCTCAGCAGAGCCGAATCGGGTGACGATGAAGTTATCGCAGGTCTTGAGCCCGCCCGCGTACTTCGTCTGATCTGTTCGACCACGGAGCTGTGGGCTGATGATGCCGCCGCTGAACCCGACTTGCTTGAGCGAGGGCACGGCCTAGCCCCCGAATCGCGCGCGGACGAACTCGCTATTGTTCTCGACATAGGGCTGATCCCGCTGCGCTTCGTTGAGCGCGTTCGCCCGGGCCTTCATCAGGACCTTCTCGTACATCTCCTGCGCGACCTTGCGGCGGGTGTCGCTGATCGCGAGGCCGTAGGCGAACTCGACCGCCAGGCGCCAGGACAGGAGGTCCACGAAGTCGTTCGAGAACTGGGTCGGATCCTCGGTGTTCTGGACGTACTTCACCGAGGCCAGGTACTGGTCCGTGTAGATCAGCCGGCCATCGACATCGTGCCCGACCTCGAACGGAATCGGATAGGGATCGCCATCCTCGCGGCGCCAGGGCGTCGGGATGTTCGGGAACGACGGCGGCGAGGTGGTGAGCGGCGGCGTGATCGGAGGCAGCTGCGTGACCAGGAGCCGCCGGATGAACAGGCAGTCGGTCGGGTAGCGATAACTGAACTGCCATTCGGCATTCGCCCGCACGCCAGTCACGCTGACCTGGGTCAGCAGGGCATACTTCAGGGTCCAGGGCCACGAGAAGTCCCGCAGGAGGGCTTCCCGACACTGGTCATACCAAAGGTTGGCTTGCGCGGCGGCGTCGGTGGTGTCACCAAACGAAGTGATCAGGGCCGTAGACCCGATCCTCGTCAGGCTCATGTTGACGATGGTCACCGCCGATAGCGGCGTGGTCACCCGAGACTCACGGAATCACGCCCATGAGCGGGTTCTGGACCCGGTTCGGGACAGTGGTCGCTGGGATCTGGGCTTCCTTCTCCGCGATCGAGACCTCACTGGTCCACTGCATCCAGCCGTGGACCTCGGTGGCGTCCGCGTACTCCTCTTCGGAGCGCAGTACGAAGACATCCCCGGGGTACCGCACCTTGGCGCGGAGTTCCCCGGGATCGGGATAGGTGCCCATGCGGACGGCTCTGACTTCCAGAGCAGGGCGAGCAGCGACTGAGAGCATGGTGAGTCCTATCAGGCGACCGAGTAGCCGGCCGGGTAGGCCCGAACGTCCTGCATGTCGTCGTTGGTGAGCCAGGAGTCGATGGCACCGGCGGTCATGGCCGCGGTCCCGATGGTGGCGACCACCCGCAGGTAGCGGACGTTGAATCCGCGAGGGTACTTGAGCTTCAGCTCGTAGCCCTTGACCAGGGCGGCCAGGGCGATGACGCCCGAGTCGAGCACCGTCACGTTGCCGGCCGCGAAGGTCGGATCAGTGGCGTTGCCCTGGAGGATCAGGTCGAGGGTGGCGGCGCCGGCCGACGTGAAGAGGGTCTTCACGTTGGTGTACCAGATCCAGTCCGCGCCCATGCCCGCGTCGGCCAGGGCGAGGAGGTCCAGGTAGTTCGGCGCCGGGGTCGCCGCGACGAGAGTCGGGGCGAAGGCCGTAGCGAGCTGCGTGCTGATGTCGAGGATCATGGGGGAGTTCCTGGCGCGGAAGGGTGGATCAGACGACGCGAGCTTCGGTGGACAGGAGCTGGTCCGAGTTGCGGATCGGGATGCCGAGGAAGGTGAGCACCTTCTGGCCGTCCATGGTCTCGATGGTGAGCTGGTTCGCGGTCTTGTTCAGCGCCTGGATGTGCAGCATCTCGCGCATCGTGCGGTTGCAGTAGAACGCGAGGCTGCCGGGCAGGGTGATGCTCGACATCGGGTTGCCGGTGGTGCTCGCCGGGATGCCGATCGACGGCAGGCGGTAGAGCATCTTGGCCATGGTCTTGAGCAGATCGGCCGCGCCCGACTCGGTGGTCAGGTTGGTCATGTCGATGTTGCAGGCGCGCACGTTCCAGCGCCAGTCCTTGACCGCCACGCCCGCATCCCAGGTGTACTGGTCGGCGTAGACCATCAGGCGCTGGCTGGGGTAGCCGGCGGCGACCGTCGAGGGGATCATGCCCAGGTTCTGGTGCTGGAGGCCGGCCTTCGAGCCCTTGGGGAAGATGCCGGTGGTCGCCCGCTCGCCGTGGGTGATCAGCCACATGCTGCCGTTCACCGAGCCGGTGCCGCCGCAGTCGATGACGTTCTGGGCGCTGGCCGCCGTCGAGGGATTGACCGTCGCGTAGCGGCTGGACATGCCGAAGAACTGGGTCGGATCCTGGGTGGTGTCGCCGTACCAGAAGAGGAACGCGAACTTCTGGCTCATGGCCTCGAAGTACGGGAGCATCTGCTGGAAGCGGTACTGGCCCGAGTCGGCTTCGAGGTCTGCGAGCTTGCAGTCGACTTCGTTCCACGCCTCGATGATCGCGCAGGAATCATCGAACTGCTGGCTGCGGCTCGTCGAGGTGGCGACGGCCTGGCCGATCTGGCGGGTGTAGACGGTCGGCAGGCTGACACGCACCGTAGTGCGGTTGCCCAGCGGCAGGTTGCCTTCCATCCACCGCATGTCGGGGATGATCTCGTTGCTCTGATTGAGCAACTCGACGATCATCGCCGCCTTGAGGTCGGGATCGCGCATCTTCGCCCAGTTGATGAGCGTATCGACAGTCGTGGCGAGTGCGGCCATGGGAAACTCTCCTAGCGGAACGACGAGGGTTTGGCGTGGTCAGAGCCGTAGGCGATCTGCGACGGGGACTTGGGAGGCGCCGGGTTGCCGGCGCCCGCAACGAACGAGTCTTCGGAAATCTTGGCGCCCGCGCGGGCGAGGATCCGAACCAGGATCGGGTTGTTCCCGAACGGGGTCGAATCGAGGAAGGCGCGTTCCTCGGGCGAGGCGAACACGCGCAGGGCCTTCTTGGCCGCGGCCAGGGTCTCGGGCAGCTTCTCGCCGCCGAACTCCTTGTCCGCTTTCAGGTCATCGCCCCAGGTCGTGTAGAGCGCCTTGTAGGCGGTGTCCTGCTGGGTCTTGGCGGCCTCGGCATTGGCAGCCCGGCCGGCGCTCTCGCGCTCGACGTACTTCTGGGCCTGCTCCTTCGAGAAGCCTGAGTCCTTCGCCCACTTCTCGATGCCCGTCAGATCGTCGGCGGTGAGCAGCGACTTCTCGGGGGCCTTCAGGCCCCAGGCCTCGGGAGCCGCGGCGGTCGCCGGCGGTGCCCCGGCGACAACGGGCTCGTCCGCGAGCAGCGATCTGCCAGCCGCCGGTACCTCAGCAGGCTTTGCGCCGGCTGGAACTTCTGCAACGACTGGCACAGGTGCCGGCGAAGAAGGAGCCGGCATCGGCGGAAGAGAAGCGGTACCGGCGGGAAGCGTGGTGGCCGGCGGAACGGCTGGAGCAGGTGCAACTGGTTCAGCGACCGCAGCGGGCATGCCGCGACTATTAAGTCGAATGTCGACAAGTCAAATCAAATCGAATCGGTCTTTGCTGATATTCTCGCTTCCCGAATCTGCTGATCGAGCCGGCGCAGTTCAATTCCTTCAGCCAGAAGCCGCGGATACGCCAGTGGATCCACCTGTTCCAGGGCTTTGATCAGCCAGATTCCCACTTCTCGACGACCTTCGAGGCCCGCCATCGTGGCGTGCGACTGGCTGAACGTCGAACTGTAGAGATTCACGTAATCCAGCAGGCGGAAGATGAATCGGCGCCCGGGCTCGCCGGCCAGGATCGCTTTCAGATCCGCGGCATCCTGGTCCGACTTATCCCGAATGAGCTGATCGAGCGTCCGCACATGGATCGGATTCGCTGCGTCCATCATCGGCGGCGGATCCCCTGCGACGAAATCTTCCTCGCTACTCACGCTCCGGCCGGCTGGCCGAGTTGCGGCATCAGACGAGTCAGCGCGTTGTCAGAGCCCACGTCAGCCTGGGCGAGATTCTTCCCTGCCTGCGCGAGCTTGAGCGCGTTGTCTGCGTTCTGCTGCTTCGCTGCCTGCTCGGCGCGACTGCTGCGGATCGCCTGGATCTGATCGTCGGCGCGCACGATGTTCGGAGGCACGCCGAGCAGCTTGGCGTAGTCCTTCGCCATCATGTCCAGATCGAAGATATCGAGTACGCCCTGGTTCAGCGCGACCTCGGTTCCGAGGAAGGCAGCCAAGCGATCGATGTTCGCGGTCCTGAACAGGCGCTGCGCCTGCGCGAGGATCGACTCGAACTCCAGCTTCCAGGTCTTGCCCCTCATGGTCGGCGGCAGCGGAGGCATCAGGCCCTTGCGCATCGCGATCGCCATCACGCGCTGAAGCGCCGGTTCCAGGATCTCGTCGTTGGTCCGCTCCGCGACCGGCCCGAGCACCAGCATCTTCTCTTCCTGCCGAGCGCGGATCTCTTCCGCCGTCACCATCCGGCGATCGGACTCGGTATTCAGCAGGAACATATCCTTGTAGAGCGCGGCGTTGATCCGCTTCTGATGCTCCGCGATGTCCTGCATGACGTGATCGATATGGAAGTCGATCTGGTACGCCGCCTTCAAGCCGGGGCTGCCGTCGCGCATGTCCGCGAAGGTGACTTCACCAGGAAGGATCGAGATCTTCTGGTTCGCCAACATGGGGCTGCCGACCATCGGCGGGTTCACCATCTTGTCGATCGCCTGCGACTTCCGCTTCTGCATGAGCTGAAGCGCCATCTGATCCCCGAGCGCATTCATCGCGGGGGAATTACCGTAGAAGTTCTCGCCCGTCACGTCCCACCGGCCGACCATCACCGGGAACTCGTCGAAGCCTGACTGGGACAGCAATCCCTGCTTGGCGTTGAACGAGTTCATCTCGTAATACACCGATCTCCAGGGCTTTTGCTTCGATTCCAGGGTATAGTCGTAGTACGAGTTCCGGCTGATCACATGGACCACCGGCCACCACTGTTCCTTCAAGCCGCCCGCATTCGAGTCGTAGTACGACTTCATCGAATCCGAAACATGGGCGTACCCGAACCGATCGACGAGCTGGCGATTCGTCATGTTGACGATCCGCATGCAGAAGTCGACCCGGAGCGAATCATCGCCCGAGATATAGTACGAGCCGACCGGGTACGGATGGCAGCGGATCACATCTTCCGCGTCCTCAGCGATCAAGAACGCCGTCGTGCCGTACAGGATCTCTTCCTGGTAGGACCGGAGGATCGTCTGATAGAAGTTCGACTTGATCAGGATCGCGCGCAAGCGGTCTTCGGCTTCGTCGATCCATTCCTTGACCTCTGGCAGGTCCATCAGCTTCTCGTCGGCCATCTTGATGTGGAACCAGGTCCGCACCGGAGACGAGACCGCCGAGAAGATGCCCGCAGCGCAGACGTTGATCGCCTGGGTTCCGGTGTTGTCGACGATCGAGTAATCCTTGCGGTACCCCTGATCGACATCGTTGTAGTTGAACCGCGGCGACCGCGGCAGGAAGAACCGGGCGAGGTCTACGTACTGCGTATCCCAGCTCGAACGCTCATTCGAGAGCCAGGACCGAAGAGATTCGAGATAGGTCCGAAGCGCGACGCCATCGTTGGGATCGATCCCCGGCCGATGCCGGAGGATCATCCCTGCCCGATTCTCGCGTAGCAGTTGATCGCACCCCCGCCAGCGATGGCGGTCACGTTCGCGCGGATGTACTTCACGTTCACCATGCCCGACTGCTCAGGCCGGATCCCGGTCGAGGTGAACACGAAGGTCCCCCACGGGGTCCAGGTGATGCCGTCGACCGACTTCTCGATCACGACCGTAGCGCTGGTGCCTCCGATCATGCGAGCGTTGACGTGGATCGGATAATTGAACAGCTGCCGGGTCTGCCCGCCGAGGGCCATCGCCTCCCCCTGCAGCCCGATACTCGGCCCTGCGGCGACCGCAGTCGCTCCGTCGAGCAAGATGATGACGGGGGCGGCGGTTCCTGACATGGGGGATCTCCAGCCCTGACCCTAGCGGAATCACTGCGCTTGTGAAGATCGAATCCGGGGGCATCATGTGGGGCATGTTTGCGCCGCTGGTTCTCGAAGGACTCGGGTCTCTCCAGCAGGAGCCGCTGACCACTGAGTTCTGGGACGAGATCCAGCCCCTGCTCGAAGCCCACTGGATCGAGATCGCGACCCAC